CGTTAGTCGTGTTCTGAGCATAACGGTTGTACGATTTTGTGGCTACACCAGTACCAGTGCTGGTCGAGGAATCCTGCACCAACGCGCGGTGACAGAGTGTGTCAGCGTGGAGGGCGGCATCTTCGCCAAGTTGTTTAGTGGCCTGGGCAAGATGAGAAAATAGCTCTGTAGCGAGCACGACCTCCGTGAGGATGATTTTGCTTCCATATTGCACCAGGGTTGCTTCAACCGAGGACAACGTGAGATCACGCTCGTCACCAGTAGAAGGAGTCGTTCCTTCCGACAAAGCGGAGATCGCAGTGATGCTGGGATCGCCGAATCGGAAGAATCGGATTGTTTTGTTTCCACCCGTTTTGGTCGGGTAGGGGGCTTTCATTGCGAATTGCTCCATTTGGAGCAATGGGATTGCGCGTTCCAATAACGCTTTTGAAAAATACGTTTGGAACTGCGCGCTGACTGAACCAGTAGTTACCATATAATTAAGTATCCTTGTTTGTTATGACTACTCAACCTCTGTCAACTTCGCTTGCCATTTTCATCAATTCACGTTCTTGCTCATCAAGAGTCAGTTCGTGAAAAGCTTTAGTCTTGGCAGGACCTTTGGGTTGACCTGACGCTGGAGTAGTCGCTTTTCTGAGTTGAGAAAGTTCTTTCTCATACTCTGCAACCTTTTTCGACAAATCGGAGGCGGACTCCGCTTGGAGCTTCACCTTGGCAATTCCAACCGCATCCTTGATCCCCGCTGGGTAGTTACGCAGGATTGCGTGGTTTTGCAACATTTCCGATACGGCTTTATACAATGTGCTGTTTGAATCTTTGAGTTCTGGATTTGCTTCTACTTCATCAAGCAAATTTTTATCCCAAGCAGACTTTAGTTCCGCTTGAGTCTTTTGCTCGACCTCTTTCCTTTCCTCAACTTCGATGTCACCAGCTTTTTGTTCGGCAAGTTTTGCAAGATCGTCACGGCCTTCATCACGGTAGCTCTTTGCTGCTTCCCTGTAATCTTCCGCGCTAAACTTGCGACTTCCCGACTTTGTCTCGCCTTGAGGAGTTTCTGGAGTCTTCCTTGCCCTTTCAGCCTCGATCTGTTCGCGTTCTGCTTTGATTCTGGCTTTCTCTGCTCGGACATCTTCCCACTCCTTCTCAAGTCGCGACTTAGCCTTCTCGTAACGGGTGGGCTTCTTTTCGGAAGCCGACTCCGACTTGTCTTCTGAAGATTGCGTTGTTAAAGAACTTTTGGCTTCTTCGGATTTCTCCTTAGTAGCTGAAACCTCATCCGAGGCTTCTAGTTTTGTTTTTTCGGCTTTTTCAGCAGGCGCGGGTGTCTGCTCGTTATCTCCGCTGGCCTTTTCTGTAGCTTCCGTTTCTACTTTGGCTTTTTCGTCTTCCTTGGGAGTAGGATTAAAATCCCGTCCTTCGTCAGCCGCTTGCGCCATCGCCAATACATCCGCTTCAGTTAGGTTGTTTGAATCCGCCATTTTGACCCTTTCTTACACTTTTCGGCAGGGAGTCATTCTGCCTAAAGGTTAGTCGGCTATTGTTTCATCCGATCCATCCCCATAGCCTGGGATGGCGGAGTTAAGTTTTTGGGATGCGAGCGATTCTAAGGTCGCAACGCAAGCCCTATATCCTCTAGCATGTCCACAAGCGTCTGCAAGTTCCTCTGGTTTCTTCATTACAGCAGAGGCGTTTTGACGCAGGGTTAGGTTAAGTAAAATCAAACTTAGCTTGCGACCCGTTGGGGTGGCAAGAAATCCAGTCCAAACTTTTTCATCTTCGTCTTCCCACTTGGGTTCGTTGACCCACTCATAATTCCTGACGAAGAACTTTAATGATCTTAATAGTCTAATCATAAATAATTTACAGAGAAAATATCTTTCCGCTTTCTCTGTTGTGCTTGGATAGATTCCACATATACGGGACCCATTGCAAGTTACTTTGATGGTGTGGTCCTCCCAATGAAAGCGGAACAATGTGATCTACATGAAACCTTATTCCAACGCATTTTCCAACTCTTTTTGCGGCATCGTAAAAAACCTTCATTATTTTATTGTCGCCACACAATACTTTTGAATTTACCTTAATTGCCTCATATTTCATATTGCGCGCAAGCTTGCGTGATAGATTGTTTTTTGTCCATTCCATTACATTTTTTCTATTCTGTATTGGATCAACATTCTTTCTTTGCCAAACTAATTTTTTCTGATGGCGTATATTAAATTTTTCTGGAGTTAGCCATATTTCATTATTGTATCTGTATGACCAAAACATCATCCCATCTTGTCTTATGTGGCCTCTTTTATGCCTCATAGCTTTATTGCCCAGGAATCGCCTTGGAATAGCGTGTAGTCCTTTTGTCCTATTTCCTCAAGTAAAGCCATCTTGACTGACTTCCAACTCCAATCGTGACCAGCCAGAATCCCGCCTTCTCTAAGCTTCTTGCACCAGCCTTTTAGGTCTGCAAGCACGCCTTCGTAGCGGTGATCTCCGTCAATATAAACTAGGTCTAACTCGCCATCCTTGAAGAATTGGAGCGCATCTAGGCTTTTGCCCCTGCTATATAAAACATTCTTAAATGGAGATACGCGCTCTTGGAATGCGTCAAAGACAAACTTCATCGGGCATTGCTGGCTCGCCCTATCGTTGATGTCGTAGCCGTTTAGCCAAGGGTCTACGGCAAGAACATCCTTAAAATACTTTGCAAGAACTACTGTTCCCTCGCCACTGTAAGAACCAATCTCAACCGCCCTATTATTTGCACCCTGTTCATTCGCCCACTCACACAACTTTGCCAAGCCTTCCGCTTGGAAGGCATCCCGCATTACGGGTACTTTCAACCCGCCATCGGTGCTGGTGCTTGGCCTTGCATTGCTTCTGGAGGCAATTGTTGCCCCTGCTGTTGCATCTGAGCCTTACCTGCATCACGAAGCTGTTTCTGAATAGCGCGGGATGTGTTGGGGTCAATCTGTTCCAACGCCTGCAAGTGCTGTTGTAAGTGTGCCATTAGAACTTGCATTGCGCTCTGATCGACCTGCTGTTGTCGCTGTTGAGCCGCTTGGTTAAACGCGAAGAGAACGGATATATGCGCTTTGTGATCGTCCGAAGGCTTGATGGCGACTGGGAATCCAGTTGCAAGCATAGTCGCGATTTCAGTCGCTTGATCTTCAGCTTGATCGCCAGAGGCTGCGTTTGGATCTTGGAAGAGTCTGCGGACCAGCGAGGGATCGTCTTGTTCAAGCACTGACTTTACCAGTTCGCCTTGGTTGATGTAAACATTATTTTGGAACATCTGCATTCGCGCCACAGACTTCTGCAACGCAAACTGACGGTTAATAAAGTCAAGTCCACCCTTCGGCTCAATCGAATACTCATCGTGGATACCTTCGGGTGGCATCGAACCAGTTTCTTCCGCATAGCGGTACATCAAGTCTTTCTTGTTGTACTGCGTGTAAAGCGACCAGCACTGCTTGAAGAGATGGGCTAGACCCATTCGGAACATGCGATTGCGCAAATCACCAGACGCTGCTGCCTGCGACTGCAACGCTTGAATCTCGGTAGCAGTCTTACGATCCGACACTTGGTACTGCGAGCCAGCACCAAAGTCTGGATTGCCCATCCGTTGTTCGGAAAGCAGACGCTCTTCGAGCATCAGTTTCTGAAAGTCAAATGGAGGTTGGCTAAACTGAACGGGTTTCAAGCCTTGTGGCAAAATCTGCCCAGGCTGCATCTTCAAGTTCGATGTGTTTAGCGAGATCGGATTCTGTGCTTCAAAAACTGGGCGGTTGGCAAGCTCCACATAGTCAGAGAGACTATTTTTTAATTTATTGAGGAGGTTCTCATTCGGGAGGAGGATCTCGGCCACACCTCGTGGACTGTACCAACCGCCACCAGTAACTTCATAAGGGAAATCTACGAAAGGTGGTTCACCGTGACGATAGGGTAATGTGAAAGGTTTGCGGACATCTTCGGTTACGACAAGCGGACTGTACGTTTCAACCTTCCATCCGTCTTCAGAAGGTGTGTACATCTCCCAAAGAATGATACGATCATTCTCAGCTTCTTGAGTAATTCCCTCGCGTCTATAAATCTCGTCTTGAATCTCACTTCGTAAGCCCACCGATTTGGATGGTTTACCCGAAATTGTTTTGATAAAGTTCTCATCCTGCTTGTACAAGGGATTTGCCTTATAGGAATCGACACTCGTTGAGATGATGTGAACGATGAAATCTGCATCTTTAAACTCCTTGGTATAGGAAGGAACGATGATATGGAAAGGATCAATAGCCTCAAACTCAATGCGCTTCTTGTCCTCGTTCCAAATTACCTTTGATACGCCACGCCCATAGAGCAACAAGTTATCAATTACTGAAACAATCTCTTTCTGAAAGTTTGTACGCTCGCGCATATTGTAATCAAACCAACGCTCGGCTGATACGGTCAACGGAGTCAACTGCTGGCGCATCGGTACAAAGCTGGAAAGAATATCGTTGCCAATCGCGCTGTTGACGAAGCTTGGCTTCAACTTTTCAATCGCTGTATCGATCAACTGAACGTGCAAATCGGCGGCTGTAGGCCAAGGTTTGACTTTACGGCGCACACCAAAGTAACGAGCTTGATAAAACAACCGCTGACGGTTCTCCCAAGTTTCTCGCTGGTTTAGTGCGTCAATGATTCTTGTGTAGTAGTCTGTGCGCCGTGTATCTTTAACGTTCATTTGTTGCGCTCCACTTTAAGTTCGTATGAAAGATCGTTGACTGCATTCAAAGCTTTCCTGGCCCATTCGCGTGTGCCAGGTGTTCCTCTGCGAATCTCGTTGTAGTTTTGATCTTTCATCAACTCTTCAACTATTCCCGTTGTGTGGGTTACTGGTGTCGTTGTTGCGCAACCACCAAGACTCACTACGCAGATCACGCTCAATAGCTTCGCGATTCTTGCGCCAATCGCCTTCAAGGTTTTGTGTTCGCTTCTCTTTCCAGCTTGGAATGATGCGGAACACGGCTGCGATGATCTCAAGGATTGCACGCAGCACAAAAGATTATTTAATATTCAGTCCGACTGTCTTGAGGAAGTTTACGATCTTTTCCAAGAACGTATCGTCCGCTGGGGTCGGTGTGAGTTTAACAATGATGCGAGCAGCAAGAACGATGCCACCAACAGCGGCTACGATCTCTTGCCAATTTGAAGTAATCCAATTCCAGATATTCATAGTGTTTATCCTCCTGCGTCAAATCCAGACATGACGGGATCGTGGGATACCATCATTTCTTGAAGTGACTTCCAAGTTGGACGCTCTATCTGAAATGTCAAGTCAAGACCGACATTTGAGCTGCTGAGGCACAAGGCCAGCGCGTCAGCCCTATCGGGTGAGGCTATGCCTCTGGCACGCATTGAGTCCTTAGACTCCACGCCTAGCTTGCCCTTGCTATTGGTGATTGTTCGCCTGCAAGTCAACTGCGCTGTCAAGTCCTCATCCTCTGGCAATATGATCTCAGCATCCTCAATCTTCTTTGCCATCCCGTACCACATCTCAGCCGATCTATTGGTGTAGGCGTTGTTGTCGTATGCCGTAGCCCCAAAGTTCACCCGATTGACTACCCAGCCAGACTCAGCCAAGGCATCGCACATAACCATGCCCATGCCGCTTGCGTCAGCGTAGATGTTGTTTGCCTCCAGCCCAGCCTTCTTGAACTCAACTATAAACCTGCCTACCGCTGCCATCGTGTCTTTCTCACGCCAAGCAATCATAGGCAGGATCTTGTTGCCGTCACTTATACAGATCACGTTCTGATCGCCACCCGCTGCAAAGTCCACGCCTGCTATGCGTACACCTGGCTTGAATCGTGGTGGTGTGTTATGGCAGTTCTGTAGCTGGGTGAGGTTGATAACTAGGCTTTCCAGCCCTATGTCAACAAACTCGCCGTAGATCATAGATCGGGTTAGTGGGTGCTTCTCGCCATATCGCTGGACTACCTCATCAATCTGAGTCTGCGTTATGTGTGGGCAGTCAAACGCTGTGACTGCGTGCTTCTGCCACATATTGGCTTCCTTGGTAAAGGCTCTATAGAACGCACCGCTAGTACCGCCTGGGCTAGATGCGATTAGCAAGCGGGTTGGTTGACATCGGCTGATGGCCTCGAACAGCGGGTCGGCTACGGTCTTGGCTTCATCCACCACCATCAGCAATGGATGGTATTCGTGGTCCTCGGCGTGCCAGCCTTCAGCACGCCCTGGGTCAGTTGCTGAGTAGCCTATAATGCGTGATGTGTTGCCGTTGGGGTGGAGGTAGCGGATCTCGCCAGATGTGACCTCCCAAGCCCCACCAAGCTTGGCAATGTGATTGCGGAGGCTAGGCCAGAGTTGGCTTTCGACTTGGCGGAAAACGCCTGCCGTAGTTACAGCGATTGAGCGCGGGTAAACGAGCGCGTGCCATATCAAAATAGCCGAAATGACGGTGCTGGTCTTGCCAGACCCGTTGGCTGCACGCAGGGCTACGCGACAGTCTCTAGGCTCTAAATCGCGTAATACCTTGCGTTGCCAGTCATACAGATTGATGCCAAGGACGTTAGAGGCGAAAGCAGATGGTTTAGAGAGGTCTTCGAGTATCTCTTCTTGACTACGCTTGGGGGGCTTTGGCATGAGTGTAGGTTAAGACCTCTTTTTGTTTTGAGCCACAATAATTTGGGGGGGTATATGCGTATTAAATGGGGGCTGGGGGGTTGGCGGGTGGCGTGGTGGTGTACCTAGCCAAGCTCTCAGCCCTTGGCTTTCTAGTCTTCATGCGTCTATGCCTAGTCTTGCCTAAAACTTTTGGCGTTGTGGTTACAATAGTTTGCGTAGCATCTGTCGCACAATAGCTATTGTCTCGAATTGGTAGGACTGGTTTGACCTCAACTGCTTTAGCGTCAATCACTTGCGTCTTCTTTCTGCCCGCAATCCCCGCCAGCAGGGAGGCAAGGTTTGAGGATAGGCCGTGGGTGACATCTTGTGTAACATTCAGACGGGCAGAGGGTTGCGCCCAATTGTAGCCACGCTCTAAAATCCATGCTTTCGCTTGCCATGATTTCTCCCCCGCAAGCTGAACATCCCGCAGTAGAGACAACTCATGCTTTTTGCGAGCCGTCTCCACTCGCTTGCCGAAATCGGGTTTACGCTGCGCCCAGGTACGAATCGTGGAGGGATTAACGCCCACAAGTGCGCCCGCTTTCTCGAGTGTGAATCCACTGCCACAAGCTGCCACTATCTCATCTGCGATTTTGTCGGTAAATATGTCCCGCCCATTCTTCGCCTTTTCTATCGCGCTAGGAGCTGCGCCGTTTTCATCCATGCCCTATCTTACTATAAAATATCTTAAAATAAAGTTTGACTAATGCAATCGGATGGTATAGCTTGTCGATATGCAAACAAAACACACAGCGGAAAACACCGAAGCGAGCGCGGTTAAAGTTGCTCGCAATTATAAAACTTGGTCAAATTACAAGGGCGGAAAGTTGTATATGATTGTCGATAGAAAAACTGAAATGCCCGTAACTAATATAGCTTTCAGTTATAGGGAGATTTATAATTACCGCCGCGAACTCCTCTCTTCTGATTGGAAAGTTGAGGCGGTAAAATGATTGACCTTACCTTGGCAATCTTATTCCTCTCGCCATGCGTTTTATTTATGGCGATGGGATATTTTGGCAAAAACTAATAAAGAAAGGAAACTACACACTATGAAAAAAACATTCAAAATTGGTGAATGCTGCGCGGGCGGTATTATTGAGGTTAAAATTAATAATACTAAAACTTTGATTGAGGTTAGGAATGCAACGTGGGAAGAAAATAAAACTATTGAGGTTCGTCAATTCAGATGGGAATTAGATAGTTTTAAACTTGAGTTGTATTTGAATGAACTTACTACCTCCTACTATGCAAGCAAAATTAGGGATTGGGTTACTATAAGCGCGGGAGTGCGTAATCAATTCGTGGGGGGAAACTAATATGATGACACTCGAACATGCTACAACCTCAACAGGTGGAGGATTCTCTCGCCCCTCCAAAATGCCTTGTCCCGCCTATTCTATTCCTGCTTCCCTTTGCAAGGTGGGCGGGAAGCTGAGAAAAGTTGAGGGTTCGGTGTGTAGCAAGTGCTACGCGATGAAGGGTAATTATAATTACCCCGCCGTAAGGAATGCGCTAGCTCGCAGATTGCGTTCCTTGCGCCGTAACGATTGGGTGGAAAGTATGATCTATCTAATCGAAGCGGAAGGGAATGCGTTCTTCAGATGGCACGATTCGGGAGATATCCAGAATCAGAATCATCTTAAAAAGATCATAGAGGTTTGCGAGCGCACGCCTGGAGTGCGCCATTGGCTGCCTACGCGAGAAGCGGGAATATTGCAATCATTCATCAATAACGGCGGGAAAGTGCCTGAGAATCTAACTATTCGCCTTTCCTCGCATATGATTGACGGACCTGCGCCGTTGCCATTGGCTCGCCGTTTGGGTGTGCAAGTTTCAACTGTAGTCACAAGCGGGAAGACTTGCCCAAGTGCGGAACAGGGGAACAAGTGCCTTACTTGTCGCGTGTGTTGGGATAAAAATCGGGAGGTTGTCGCGTATGGCAAACATTAGATATCACTACGCCGTTTACAATTCTATCGGGCAATTCCAGGCACGCTTTTTGACCTGGCGGAGCGCGTTGCGTTGGGCAATTCGTGAAGGCATGGAATGGACCGCAGTAATAAGAAAGGAGGTGCAATCATGAACTGCCCACAAGTTTATGCCCTAGGGCTGCTACACGGCGGGCTGCTGCTCGCGTTCGTATGGCTGGTATGGCCTAAGAATAAACGGAAATAAGTTTTCCCTCGTCTCCCATCGTAGCGGATGGGAGGAGAGGTCAAACCCTATCGGGATGGCCTAACAAACAGAAGCGCAGCGATGCGCGGAACTATAAAAGGAAGAACAACACACTATGAAAATAGATAAGAAGTACAAAATTGAATCGGCATCCTCAACGGATGCCTCTCGGTATATCCTCAACTCGGTAAGAATCGAGAAAACTAGCGTTACCCCAGACGGAAGGCAAGCGAAAGCAATTGCAACGGATGGGAAAATAATGGCAATAGTTCCAGTTCAGTTAGAGGATGGCGATAAGGAGGAAGCAATCGTATCCCCCAAAGCTTTCGCGACTGCGCGGAAAGCTTGCGGAAAGCTTGTAGATGCGCGGATTGAATTGAACGGAAGCGCAAAGGTGACGAATGGAATAGAAGATCAATCCTTCGGATATATTGAGGGCAATTATCCAAACTGGAAACAAGTTTTACCTAAAGACTATAAAAAGAGTCTAAAAGTATCGCTTGATGCAAAGCTGTTACTGAACTTATGGAAAGCAATCGGAGGAGAAGCAGCCTCAAACAATCGAATCAACTTAGAGATTGATACGCAAAGCGATTTCAATCCTATTAAAGTAACAACTGACGGAGACGGCCTAGGAATAATCATGCGGATTAGGACTGAGTAGACGTCCTTCCTCGTTCCACCTCGTAACGGAGGTGGACGGAGGATGGATTTTGGCTCTCGCCAGGGCATCCTAACAAACGGCAGCGCAGTCTTTATTGATTGCGCGAATGAATAAGAAAGGGAAACGATTATGATTAATGAATTCGAAATTCAGGCAAGGGAAGGAATGCTTAGAGAATTTGATGCGGGCCAAGTTTGGGCATACGAAAACTATGCAGCTTGTTGGGATGCATCGATGGGGGAACTTAAAACATTTGATGAATGGTTGAATAGTTAGGCTTGCCAAGGGTTCAAACCCCAACGGCTTTCGCGCTTGCCTATAAACGGCAACGCAATTATTCCCCTTTACAATAAACGGCAGCGCAGCCTATAAGGAGTTTACAAAATATGACAGAAGACGAAATTATCAAAGCCTACCTTTCGCGCTTGGGCAAGAAAGGCGGGAGCGTCAAAGGATCTTGTAAGGCTCGCAAGCTTTCGCGGGAGCATTATCAAACAGTAGCGCAGGCACAGCGGGAGCGTTGGAAAAAGTGGCGGACCGAAAACGGTAGGCCAGCTACCAAACGGTAGCTTGGCGAGTATTGACGGGAGCGTTAGCCCTATAAGGGATGTGTAGAACAGCCCTATAAGGGTGCTATAAGCGGAAGCCTAGCGTCCGATACGGCAGCAGCAGGCTTTGTTTCCTAGCTCCTCAACCTTGAATTTGACCACTGGAAGGTCTCGGGCATCACATTTCGAGTCAAAACGCCTAGAAACAGGCTTTCTGCTCGATTCTGATGGGTTGTGGCGTGTTTTTTTGGCTACCTTTGGCATATTACCAGTTCTTACACGACCAGTACCGTGCTGTCAGCTTGCTTGGAGGGTTGCTGTCACACCCGTGCCTAGCTCTGAAGCTGCGCCTACGCGCTGGGTTATTCTTTTTTATGGTCATGTCTGGATCTCCGTATCGGATAACCTTGCTTTGCCCGTTCTGACACGCTCGGACCACAAACTTCTTACGCTCTCCAGGTGTACGCCTAGGGCTGTTGCATGGCAGTTCTCTAGGATTCATTCATCTACCTCATCGGTATCCCAAACGCTAGGACAGGCATCGTGGAGCGATTGTAGTGCCTTCTGGTGGCTTTCAAAGAAGCCTGACAGCCTCTTGACCTGCTCTGTGAGGCTGTTCCATTGCACCTCAAAGACCTCATAGGAGCAGTTGGCATTCATATCGTCTACCAGTTGGCCTAGCAAACGTAACACGCCATGCAACTGTGCATTCTCACGCTGAAGCAAGGCAATAAACTTATGTGCCACCTTCAGTTGCTCTCTATCGTGATTCAAACCCGCCCTTCTTGGCTTTCATCATGCGCCACACCTTGGGGCTGATGGTGCTTTTGGATTTAGGACGGCTAGTGCCAGCCTTACGTCTGGCGTTAATGTTTGCATACAAACCTGGCTTACTGTTGTTCATTTCACGATTGTACCACACCCACCACCTTATCACCAACTCCGTCCTCAGCAGGTGCGAACGTGTGCGAGCCAGCCCAGCCCAGCCCAGCCAGCTTTGTTTGTTCATTTAGGAAAACGCTACGGAAAGAACGCAGTGGTAGTGGGGAAGGGACGGGACAAAAGGAGTCCCTTTCCCCTACTTTCCTTCGCGAATTATTCCTTATATATATAAGGAGTCTGACTGCTCAATAAATGATAGTGGGTTGAAAGTGGATTAGAAAGCAGTCTGATTGGCGATATACAAGCCGCTGTCAGATAATATCTTGTTAGCTTTATGTAGGCGTTTAAGATAGCGATAAAAGGTACTTTCGGATACTTCCAGCTTTTCAATGATATGACGACATAAATCACCAGCTTGCCACTGCTTGCTACCCATCTCAGTTAAGAACCTTTTATCGTCAACAGCCTTGTGCGCACCTGGCTTCTTTAGCTTATCTGGATTGAGTGCAAAGTTGGCTTGGAACAGTGGGTAATGCCACTGGACTACAAAGCTATCTACTGGCGGAAAGTTGCGCAGCGTGATGTCACAAGTGTAAGTCTTCTCATCCTCCTCGTGGGCAGTCAGAACGACCAACGTATCTGGATTACGGGCGAACACGCCCGACCCACTAAAGCGGTCAATCGATTCTGCGCCAGACTTGTTACCCTTGCTGAAATGGTGGGATAGGATGATCGACAGATTGTGGCGTGTCGCCAGGTACTCAAACTCGTTCATCAGTGATGACATATCGCCCGCGCTGTTCTCATCTCTCTCACCCATCAGCATATAGTTTGGATCGAGGA